TACAAGGACGAGTCAATGATTGTCTTCCCTTGTATGGCTCTGGATCAGTTTAATACTGAATCGGAGCAATGGATAGAGAACCAGATTGGCGCAGGAGGCTGGTATTTGGAGTTGCAGACTAGGATTGCAAGCCAGATGACCGCGCCTGTTCCCGCACCCCAGCACCAACGGCCAGACTTTGAGAACATGGTCATTGGCGATGGCTACAGTCAACTGCCAGCCGAACTGGGCGGGCCAGAGGAGGAACCTGAAGAGGACGCTGAAGTGGTTGAAGAGGCTGAAGTGGTGGCAGAGGAGGAAGCCCCCAAGGAGGAGGAAGCCCCCAAGAAGAAGGCCAAGAAGAAGGCCGCTCCCAAGGTTGAGGAGGAGCCTGAAGTGGCGGAGGAAGGTTGATGTGTCTCGCAGGAAGCATAAACAAAAGCCCAAGAAAAGACGGCGGAACAAGGGTTGTCACAAGCCCCGGTTTCTTGCTAGGGTAAACCCGCTTATGGCTGACCAGAACAAAGAGCAGTTACAAACTGCCACACAAATCCTAGTAAACGCAGCATCCCAAGCCCGCTTGACCGCTGCCGAACATGAGCAGGTAAGGCAAGCCACACAGATTGTGGCTACTGAGCTTGGGCTGACAGGGCCACCAGACTCGCCCCAGCCTGACATAGTTATGCCAGAACCTGTGGTGGAGGAGAAATCCGAATAGTGATCAATGTGTTGGCTGGATGACATCAAGGTGGTTTTAGCGTCCTCCGCAGGTATTGGAAACTGGTGGATGGAAATTGATATTATCTTAAAGCTGGCCATAAGCCTAGCCACCCTGTTCTACATTGCCCTCAAGTGCCGCCAGTTATTGAACCAGAAATAACATGAAACGTATCCTGATTGTTGGGGCGTTGCTGCTGTTTGCAGCCAACGTCAGAGCGGACGGGCTATTCAGCGCAGGCTGGAAGCCTAGTCCAAGTATAACCCTGTTTGGCCAGAAGCTCAGTTGGCCCATCCCCTCACTGTGTGTGGGGAAAGCTGCTGGAGTTTTGCCTGATGCCGGGGTATCCCCGGATGGGGTTAACCTCAAGCTGCCTTACTTTGCGCTGACCATCCCGTTCCCTAGCCTAACGGTTAAGATGGGGAAGGATGCTCCTGAAGTTGAGTTGAAGCTGGGGGAGATAAACAGGGCTGAACACAAACCGGAGGCTGAATAATGCTAAAAAGTAAAACATTGTGGGCTGGAGTTTCGGGAGTTTTGGCTGGGATCGCTGGTTACTTTACCGGGGAGCTTGAGGTCGGAGCGGCGTTGCAATTGGTGGTAACATCAGTGCTGGCCATCTTCCTGCGTCACGGTATCTCCAAGGTAGAGAACGGCGACTAATACTGTCACAGTATAATGGCTATCCTGCGTTTGATTGCCGCAATTCTCAAGGCCGTTCCAGTGTTGGAGCGGCTTTTTTTGGGGGTAGCCAAGCAGTACAAGGAAAAGGTAGCCCAAGAAAGGTATGAGGATAAACTGGACTTTATTGATTCTGCTGTTGATCGGTATCACAGCGTCGGGCTGTCAGACAGTAAGGCTAAACAACGTGAAGGAACTGACGGAGCATCCCCAGTTTCCAGATGCTGCAAGAGCGGCCCCAGCGTGGACAAAGGCCGCGCTAAAAAAGGTGGCAGAACTAGAGCATCAACTAGAAAGAAGGTGAAGAAACGTGCCAAAAGTAGGTAGCAAACATTACCCGTACAGCAAAAAGGGAACGGCTCAGGCAAAGGCTGACGCAAAGAAGCGCGGCATGGCTGTGTCATACGGGAAGAAAAAGTCAGAGAAGAAGGGGCGGTAACCCATCAAGGTTAGAGCGTGATGGCGGTTAGGCTCATTTTCCCGGTGGTCGGATCGCTGGAAATCTCAAGGTCGGCTGACATTTCCCCGATCAACGCATAGCTCAGGGAGTCAAAGCTGTGCTTGTTGCGGTCATTGACCACGTATTGGCCTACACTTTTCCCCTTCCTCAGGTATCTGAAAACGTCAATTGCTTGGAAACAGTTGGCCGATATGTGCAGCCTGTTCTGCATAAGTAAGTCCTTTAGCAGTTTAACCCTCTGCCTCACAGACCCAGAAAACTTAGGTGCGCCTATTAAATTGATGCGCCCCCCACTGGCGGCAGCAACCACCCTGTGGTCATATGTATTGGCTGAAGCCCTGTATCTAACCATTGAGGATGTGTCAGACCAGTGAGTCCACCTAACTGCTTTTCCTATGTGGGCCTCCAGTTTCTCTATTTTCTCCAGCGCCTCTCCGGTGAAATCTTCTAGTGATACGTCCTGTTGAAGGACTACTAGCTCGTCAAGGATTGTCCATCTGGCCCCATTTAGGGTGTTCACCTTTTCCAAGATGTGGAATGCGTGGTTCCTGTCCCCTAAATCCCAACCACCTATAAGCTCGGTACAGTTGTCGGTTGGCAGGATCACATCCCACTCTGATTCAATTGGGCTATTGGCGTCCCCAACCACATGGGTGTCGTATTTGAACACCTTTCCAAAGTGAGAGTTTGTTGAGGAGGCCGTCCATTTCCCAAGCACATACCTGTCAAACATCTCCGGGTCTCCCCTGAAAGTGGCTATTAAATCCTTCTTGTCATACTCGGACAGGTAAGGATTGTCCTCAATCATGGCCTCAATAATCTTAAACTGGTCGGCATACTCAGGGTCAGGGTGGTCTTCCTTGTTTGGCTCCTCGTACCACAGCTTGTAAATCCAACTGCTGGTTCCCTCTTCCGCTGGGTTGGTGTCTCCTATCCACTGGTGGGCCGTGTAAGCCAGACCCGGCAGGCGCAACTGGCCTTTGGATATTGAGAAAACACAGGAATCCTTGAAGTTAGAAAGCTCACTGAAGAAGATCAGGGAGAATCTGGTTCCCTTGATTTTCTCCTCTATGTCATGGTCTACATCCAGAGAGTGTAGCTGTATTTCCGTCTCATTCCCGTACATATTGGCCACTCTCATGTAGTGCATCTTGGTGACCCCGTCTACTTTTGGGGCTACGGTTACCCTGAACCCGGAAAGGTTCTCCTCCCACTCAGGGACAATCAGGTCAACCAGATCAGACCAAACCCCGGACTTGGCATTCCGTATGGTCTTGCAGAAAATCCCCACCCTGCCACTCTTGGTCTCCCAGCAGTGCCTGACTAGGCGGTGCAGGACACCAATGGTTTTGGATGAATACCTTGGCCCACTAACCAAGAGGTATCTTTTGGTGCAGTTGAATATTTCTAGCTGCTTTGGTGATATACTGGGATACCAGCAGCCACTAGCGTCCAGCGGCATATGTGTGCTATCTTAATGATTTGCGGAGATTATGGCAAATGAACTAAGAATAGACCTGACAGACCCAGATATGCAGGAGGCGTTTGCGGCCTGTGTGCCGGGGGAAGTCCATACTGTCACTATGGAAATATCGGTGTCGGAAAACGCGGAGGAGCTTGTGGCTGACGTAGACCCGGAATCAGTTCAGAAGTACGGTGACGACGAGTATGAAGATGAATATGAAGACGGTGAAGCCCCAAAGGCGGTTGCTATTATAATCAAAAAAGGAGATGCCAAACAGGCGTAAGAAGGAGATTTTAGTTAACTACAAGAATGATGGAACAGTTGATGCCGAGATACACCTGAATGACCTTAACCCTAAGAGGGGGCGAGGCTACCGTAGTGTCGTCTATTTTGAAGGGACGGTTAAGGCTGCTGGAATGGCTGGCTATATTAAGTTGTGGAGGCCAGTGAGCAAGAAGAAGAGAAATGAAATAATGCAACAGTTCTACAAAAACAAGGTGGCCTGCAATTCACCTAAAATAATATAATGGTTGATTTAAACGTACTTAACAATCGCGGTGTTACAGCAGAGGCTGCTGGGAAAGTGTTTGCCGTTGATGGGGAAAAGATGCCCGATAAAGGGAAGGCTCTTCTGGACAGGATTAAGCACCGGGTTGACGACGGCCTGAACGGGTGCATAAAGAACCACAAAATTTACCATGCCTTGGACTTGGCTTGGGATGCCCCCCTTCAGCAGATCAGCAGCACACTGGCACACTCTCTCTCAGACAAGGGGCTTAGTGATGAGTCTGTTTTGAACGCCGCTAAAGACTGGGGGTTAACCGGGATGCTTGAGAACGTGAATGACACCAAGGGGCAGAGGAAGAAACTCAACCTCCCGGTGTTTTTTAACATTTTTGTCCCCCTTGTCCGCTCTTACGTGACCATCCGCTGGGCCAGAATTTATAATGACAGGAGACAGTACCCGCTTTTCAAGTTTGAGATGGGGAAGAACACGACAACAAACAAGCTGCGTTCTGAGATTCTTACTGACCGTGTGCAGGTTATCTCAAACCAGTACGGGTACAGTGAGCTACTAAAGCAGTCCATATTCCAGATGCTTCACTACGGCTGGGCAGCCCAGTTCCCGCAGGAGGAGTGGCACACAGAGAAGCAGATTGTTTTAGATGAAGCCGGTGAAGAGAAGGAGAAGTACGTTAAAGAGGGGATTCGCTACAACCTTCCGCACCCAAGTCGTGTTTTCCTAGACCAAGCCCACAGGCCAACTACTTTCAACTCTGACTCAGGATGCTCATACGCAGGTTATTGGAGAATCATGCGCTATGGTGACATCCGCTCCAACAAGATGTTCTGGAACAAGGATAAGATAGTGTACGGTAAAACCACCGACCTGTTGAGCAGGGCTAAAACATACCTTGAGTTGGTGTCTCCGTGTACTATGGAGTTTCCAAGAAGTCGTTCAGCTTTTGGGATAACAGATAGGGAGTCAGAATTGGATGCGTTTTACAAAGCCACGGACGACGACAAGGCCGTGTTGGTTACAGAGTATTATGAAAAACTTATTCCGAGTGAGCATGGCCTTGGTGATTATGATCATCCTGTATGGTTTCGTTTTTGTTTGGCTAACGATGATACTGTTCTTTATGCTGCCCCTATCCCTTATTGTCCAGTGGTCTACTATGCTTATGACCCGCATGAAGGTAAAAGCATTAACTCGTCACTGAGCCTTGAGATCATCCCCTTCCAAGACCAGATAGGAAACCTACTTAGCCAGTACCTATTAAGCGTTAAGCAGAATTTAGCTAACATGACCTTTGTGGACACCGATCAAGTGCCGAAGGACATGATAGACAAGCTACAGAACTGGGGGGAGAAGCTGTTCCGCAGCTTGAACTTCATGCCGTTCTCATCTAGGCAGAACAAGTTCGCCCAGAATGACGTAAGGGAGGCGTTTAACTCAGTCCGCTTTACTGCGCTGGACACCAACGGGATTGTTGGGGCCATGCGTCAGGTTGTAGATATGTTGGAGCGGCTCCTTGTTATCTCCGCGCAGGAGGTGGCGCAGGTTGCAAGCCACGAACAAACAGCAGAGGAGGTACGTACCGTTGCTACTACAACTACCACAAGGCTGGCGTTTACCGCTACAGCGGTTGACGATGCAATGCTTGCGTGGAAGGAGCAGATATACAAAGGTCTGATGGCTTACGGGGAGGATGAAGTTTATGCTGAGATTAATTCAGGCTATACGCCAGAGCAAATTAACGATCTCGGTTTCACGGTGGAGGAGGAAGACATGGATGGCTCTGGCCTTATTGGAGTACGAGGACAGAAGACTGCTCTTGATCTTGAGGTTATCGGGGCTTACCGGGACACTCTGGACAGGGTGTCCGACAAGGAGTTCGCGGCGGCCCTCACCCAGTTGTTCCAGATGATCGCCAATGATCAGGAGATGCGTCAGGCAATAGGCGTGGATCAGATTCTAGATGTGGTCAATCAGATCGGGACAATGCTCGGACTTCCGAAAGACTTTAAGTTACAGAAGATAGAGGGGGCAGGGGGGGCAGAGGGAGAGGGAGGCCAGCCAGATGCCCAATCAGAACAAATGGCAGCGGTTGCAGAAGAAATTAGGAACTCCATTATTAATGAGGTAGGTGAAGCACTGAAGCCCTTAGCTGAAAGCACACAGCAAAACAGCAGCATGATACAGCAGATTGTTGATGTGATTAAAGGGGGGCCACAACCGCCAAGTCCTCAACAGTATGATACAAATAACGCAGTCCCCACTGGAGGCCCAGCAAATGCTGGAAATCCAGAACTGGCTCCAGCAGGGCCAGTGCGGTAAATTAAAAAAACAGATAAGGGGGATGATCGCCTTCCACCAAGAGGCGGCATCTAGGCTGTTAATTGAGGCTGTAACAGACCCCCGCAAGCAGGCCGACGCAATGACTGAGGCCGAAAAAGCTAGTCAACTGCTAATTTTCTTAACTACATTGAACGCAATTGCGACGGGCAACATGGAGTTACCCATAACCAAGATATCAATAGAACAATAATACTATGATAGACATAGCAGAAAAAGTAGATCAGCACATGAGCGCAACTGCTCTCCCAAAGATGAAAATAGTTCCGTCAGCGGAGCCAGAGCAGGCGGCGGGCAATGAAGGGGTGCTTTCTAAGTCTGAAAAGCCATCAGGAGTTAGGCGTGCCTTTGAGCGCACACCGGAACCTGAGGCAGAGCCAGAGGTGGTTGATGAATCTCCTAAAGAGACGGAGGAGGAGTCGCCTGCTGAGGAGCCGAAAGAGGAGGTGTCTGACGCTGTTGGCAACCTCATGGACAGGCTTGGGTACAGCAACCCCGGCAAGGTGAAAGATGAGCCTGCGCCAGAACCAGAGCCAGCCACGGAAGAGGAGCCGGAGGAACCTGAGCCAGAGGAAAAGCAAGAGCCTGAAGCCGTTGACGAGCCGGAGGAAAAAGAGGAAGAGGCTTCAAAACCCCCCAAGAAGCGGAGGAGAAAGGAGGGCATTGACGCCGAAGAGATCAAGGAGATCATTAGGGAGACTGCCCAATCAGTGTCCCAGCAGGCCCGGATATCCGAGGATATCCCAGAGCTTGACGCGGCTATTCCAGCAGCCCTGTCTCCAATTGAGGTTAAGAACAAGTCGGACTTGGATGTGTTTTCAGAGATGGAGGTCAACCCGAAGTACGACGGGATTAAGGGCAGGTACACAGAATACCTCACTAAACTGTCACAGTATAAGGATAGCTGGCAGAAGGAGAACCCGTCCTCAAAGTTCAGCTTAGACGACCTTGAGCATGAGGATTTTGTCACAACCAACCAGCCATCTTATGACCTAGATGACTTCACGGATGCTAGGATTACCGTCAAGGCCCGGAGCTTAATGGCCGAACAGGAGCGTTCTTACAGGAGTGAGATAGACGAACTCCGCTCTTCTGTTGATGAGGGGAACATGAAGGAGGAACTGCAAATAGCCTCAAACGCGAGCATTGCCGAAGTGGTCAAGATAGCTGATGAGTCCTATCTGAAGGTGGTTCAGGATGGCGGCGGTGAAGCCCTGAAGGACGCAGACCCAGTGGCCCATGACATCTTGAACGAGGTGCTGGCCCAGAACGAGAAGGCTTTCTATGAGTTGGAGAAGCTGACTCACCCTACAAAGAAATTCAGGCTAAACACCAGCAACAGCATCCACAAAATGTTGGTGGACTTTGCGGTTAAGAAGGAGGGGGATATCTCGCGGCTTCCGGTTAGTGAGCAGATGCACGAAGGGCGCAGGTTTGTGACAACAAAGCAGTGGTCAAAGATGAGTGACACCCAACGTGCAAACCACTGGCATCTTGAGCCATCCCACATCAAAGCCATGTATATTTCGGATGTCGGGAACCAAGCAAAAGAGCGCATTGACAAGCAGCGCGAAGTCTTTGATAAGTACCTCAAACACAAGACGGGGCAAAAAACTGCCCCGAAGGAAACCAAGGACACCGATAAGCCCCAGCAAAAACGGGCAAAATCTAACCCACCATCAACAACGGGTGAGGCAGTTACTGCCACAGGCAATAACCCTGCTACCAGTGTGGGCATAGGGGAAAACAGTTCTTTAAAGAAGCGTCTATGGGGATGATATAATATCGCGTACTTGCGGATACCCGCACTTAACTAGGAAAAAAATATTATGTCAGCAGATGCAACAATTCCAGCAGTAGGCGGTTCAACCGTCTTTAAGGAAAACAACGACCCAACTAGCACAGCTATTTGGAACAACTATGACACCTGCGGCACTATGACGCGGGCTGATGTGGGCCTCGCGGAGTCGGGAGACCTTGACGCAATTTTCACAGCAACGGACTCAACCAATGAGATGGGTGCGTTTGACAGATACCGCGACATGGAGAGCCTTCTGGTAACCCAGTTGGAACTCAAGGCTTGCGGTGGCCGTCAGTACGGAATGTATGATTGGCTGATGTCTAGTGCCAAATCTATGGGCAAAGGCGTGACTAAGCGCAATGTTTCTGGCGGTGTCAGTGAGATTGAGCCGTTCATTCTGGCGGCCCAGAAGGATGTCATTAAGGATGACTACTGGTTGGTGGATAAGATTATGAATCATGCGTTTGACTATGAGACAAGCGCATCAACCTCAAGTCTAAACGCCTCACTTGGCACTATTGCTAATATTAGCCCTGTTTCTGGCCAGTTTGTCATTCGGCTCAAGCCGTCAGGAAACAACCCTGCGGTTGCTGGGTATTTCAAGAGTGGGTTGACAATTAATCTGTTCTCAAAAGCTGCTGATGCAGGAGCGGGATACCGTATCCAGTTTAAGGTTGATGAGGCGGTAGCACATACACTTGCGTCTGTTGACTACGTTGATGTGGTGGTTGATTACCAGAGTGGCTGGGGCGCTGGTGCAGACACCGGAGCCACATTTGCGTTTGGTGACGGCACAGTGGCCTCCAAGATTGGTGCGCCCGGTACTGGCGGTACTGGTGTTGTGACAATCGGAGCGAACAACATTAATGACTTTGAGTCATGGTGCGAGAATCGTCCCGCTTTGAACACGCTGAAGCACGTTCCTTTCTGGTATCAGACCTCAAGGCACAGCCTCTGTGTTTCCGAGTTCTACAAGGAATGGTTGGAGCGTATGCTCAGGACTAACGCATTCTTCAACAAATTTGGGGATGTGACCTTAGCTGAGCGGAACGCCCAGTTGGGCCTCCAGTTCCAGAAAGAATGGGTTAACTCCTTCTTCTGGGGCCAGCCGATCAGTGACAAGCAGAAGCTTGCAACCTACAAGGAGCTAGGTGTCATTAACTCAGTGGACAGTTCAGTGTTTGCTGCGGGGTCTGACATTGAAAGCGCAGCTATTGGCTACCGTGCCAACGCGCTTGGTATCTACCGTCAGTTGGCTGATTGTGGCCGAGTTGTTGACAAGGCCGGAGTCGCACTTGATCTCTCTGATTTCCTTGAGGGGAACATCTTTGATCTCGTCCGTTCACGGAAGGATCAGGGCAAGGTAGCCGACTCCATTGATGTGTTCACGGACTCCAAGACCGCGAAGAACATCTTCAATGCGATGATGATCTACTACACCAATGAGAGCAATTCTACGTTGAATGTCAATTACGACATCACCAACAAGAACATCTCTAACATGGGCTTCTACGCCAACAGTTACAAACTGCACTATCCCGCAGGTGTGACGTTGAACGTGATAACCAATGAGTTTTTTGACGACATGGTGACAGCCCAAAAGGCTGGCGACCAGACCGCCGATGGCGCGATTCAGGACGGTTCTCAGGGCCGATTCCTCATGGTTCTGGACTTGGGTGGTGGCATCTACCCCGGAGTCATTGGGTCAAACCGTGTGGTTCACAAGACAGGTGATTTGAATGATTTGGCCAAGGTTGACCAGTCATACGCCTGTGTGATGAAGAACCCGACCAAGGAGACCACGCTGAACTCCGTCACTTGGACGGCGATTGTGGAGTGTCCTACGGATAACCTGATAATTGAAAATTTTGCTGACACAACTATTGCCCAGTAGTAGTTAGGCACAGAGTTTCCCATAGGGGCGGTTGTCAAGACCGCCCCTTTTTTTATATACTCCCGTGGGTATGGCTAGTTCTAAGAAATACTATTGGAAGCAGGAGATGCCAGCAAACCGCATTGTCCTGAAGATTGAGGAAGACGGCACAAAGGTTTACCTTCAGACCGAAGACCTCGGAAGACCCGATGGGTTCCCTGTTGGGTATGCCATCGTGGACGAGGAGACCAACAAGCTGGTTGAGCCTAAGGATGGAATGTACGGGATTTCTGTGGGTTCCAAGGCGGACTACGACGCTCTAAAAAAAAAGTCACAGTCCACGCCATCGCAACCTCAATGGCGAGAAGAGATCAACCCGTCCACCGGAGCGTCCAAGCGAGGGTCAAAGACCGTGGCAAAGGCTGCTGCGGTGGGTAGGGAGCCTGCTCAGGCTGTGATAGATGTCCAGTCCGCAGCGGAGCCGCTACCGGAAGACAGCAAGCCTAAGGTTGGGAAGCGCAAGGAAGAGGCTGGTAAAACTGAAGACTAAGCATGAAATTTGCCGATCTGGTAACCGAGTTAAGGGGCGACATCTGGCCTGAAGGGGTTCCAGAGAGCCTCACTGCGCCCATAGGAAAGAACTTTGAGGCAGCAGTAACTCATCTCCAGCGGTACGTTCCGTGCCTTCAGTCGCGGAACATCAACAGATACGCCCAGTGTTCCACCTATTTCCAAGGGGGCAAGACTGTTATTGATGCGCCCAAGGGGCGTATTAACAAGGTATATACAATACTAGACACGCCGGGGGAGGAGGTCTACCCCGCCGTATTCACTCAGGTAACCAAGGAAGAACTGGAGTGCAACAACCTCAAGCTGTTGTCCTTGGTTTACCCGCCCAGAAACATCCAGACAGAAGACCCCCTTCCTATGGGATTCAAATACCCAGAGGAAGACTCTGACTACAGGGTAACCTCCACTGGCGAGAAGCGAGCAGTCAAGCATGGCAGGGCGGTTATCGGCCAGTGGGCTATAGACAGGGACAGGATTTATATTTCCCCTTGGATAAACTCTAATGAAGTGGTGGTGGTTGAGTGGAACGGGGTGAAGACCCGCTTCGGTGCAGATGACGGCGTAATAGAAGACGTAGATTTCAAGCGAGCAGTCAGGTTGTTTGTCCAGCGTGAGTTTGCGCGGGACTTTGATAACGACTACGAGCGGTACAGGTACATGAGCGTGGACTTTGACATGGCTATGGGCGACCTGATCCATGAGTGTAAAAAGCAGACAGAGTTAAAGACGACATTCTTCTGCCCTGAATCCTATGACGTTCTGGCCGCCCGAAGGAACAAGAGATATAATGAGATCAAGACGGACGCTACCGCAGTGGATGTGGCAGAGGCCGCTGTCACTGCCTACACTTTTGCGGTGATAGGCGACTACGGAGCGTCAGATGCTGGGTCAGGTGGGTATGACGGAACTAACGCCTCTGAGGTTGCCACGCTTGTTAAGGGATGGAGTCCAGAATTTATTATCACAACGGGCGACAATAGTTATTCTTCTGTGGGCGGAGACACAAGCAACGCCACACAGTACGATACCAACATAGGCCAGTGGTATGCTGATTTCATATACCCATATGGCTCATCCGGTTTGCACCTCCCGGCAAACCAGACAGAAACCTTAACAGAGAACAAGTTTTTCCCGGCCATAGGCAACCATGATCTGACTGAAGCCTACGGAACCACAAACGCGGGGCTTGCGCTCTATAAGTCTTACTTCACCCTGCTTGGCAACGAGGAGTATTACAGGTTCAGGAAGGGGCAGGTAGAGTTCTTCTGCCTTTGGAGCAACAAGGTTACTCACGCATCAGCCCCCACAGTGTACGACTCAAACCTTGGTGTGGGGTTGTCAGGTGGCCAGCATGAGTGGCTTGAGACTGCCTTAGCCCAAAGCAAGAAGGAAGGCTCACACTGGCGCGTTGTCTACTTTCATCACAGCCCTTACAGCACGGAGGATGGCGGCTCTCACACATCCACCAAGGGTGATGTTGATATGCGATGGGACTTTGCAGGCATGGGGGCTGACGTTGTTATATCAGGACACTCACATAACTACGAGAGACTGAAGGATGCCAATGATTTCCGTTACTTGGTTTGCGGAGCCAGCGGTGCGCCACTTAGAGCAACGCAGGTTGGCAGCGGCAGTAGCTACGGCTTACCCCAGTCAGGAGTGCCGGGAACTTCAATAACCACAGAGAAGTTCTACGGTTCAGACTTTGGTGCGATAAGGGGAACTGTTGCCGACACGGAGTTAAAGTTTGAGTTTATCAACGAGGCGGGAACAGTTGTTGACACATACACAATGACAAAAGCCCTGTCTGATCCCGTCACAACAAGAGCGGTTACAGAGTAATGAAATTTGACGATATAAAGAACGTCCCGTGTATTGGTGAAAAGCCGGTAGAGGTGGTAGATGATCCGCAACCAACGGTTGAGGTAATAGAAAGCACAAAGTGCGTGCCGTGCGAGGGGGACATGGAGTGGGCAGCGTTGGTAGGCACGGATCACTGTGTCAATCCTCCCACAATTGAGAAGCTTTACATACTGCCGGAATCCATGTCGGGCGCATCCTATGGGACGGTGCAGTATGACGCCTACATCCAATTCAAGTATCACCCGGAGGGGACAACCTGTCCGAGCGATGTGACAGAGAAGGTTAGCTGGACATCCAGCAACACGGATTTGGCCACCTCTGAAGGAGGCGGCGTGTTTAAGTTGGGAAGGGTCGACACAGCAACGACATTAACTGTTACGGCCAGCTACACACCTACGGCTACAGTTGCAGGCGTGGAGAAAAAACACACAGAGGAACTGTTTGCCACTGCCAGCCTAGTGGTCAAGCCGGAGTGCAAAGGGGTGGCTGTTGATATTGTTCTTGTTGTGGACAGGAGCGGGTCAATGCTGAAGAAGGATCAATCAGGCGGCTCTCAAACAAGTAGGCTAGAGGCAGCCAAGAAAGCCTGTGAACTTCTTGCCCTAAACTCCAAGATAGAAGGAGGACAGGGGGTTTCCACAGAAGACGGTTCGGGAAACTATGAGCGCGACAGGATAGCAATAGTAACTTATGCCGGGTCTTCCAGAGAAGGCGGTAATGACGGCAAAAGGGCTGAGGTTCACTCAGGTAAATTCTTGGAACATTACGACGCTGTCAAAGCCTCTGCTGAGAGAATACAAGTAGCAGAAGAGTGCAAAGGAAAGGGCAGGGGTATTACCGGCTGTTGGACGGGGATGGGTTACGGCTTGCAGACAGCATACGATCTTCTCCAAGCAAAAGAAGATGGTGGCGATGCGAGGGAGACGGCCACAGAGATATCAACATCACCTCGGAAGCTGATAATACTACTGACGGACGGCCATGAAAACGTGTGTGACCCTGACCCGATATTAATAGCCGGTGACATCCGCAAGGACAGGACTGGCGGAGACCAGTCACTGCTCACGGTGGCGCATGACACAATGATTGCTGTTGTGGGTTACCTGTTAGACTCAGGGGCGTCCATCAAGCGGTGCAACGGAACCACAACCACGGTTGGGAACTACCTGTCCTTGGTTGCGAACTGCTATGGGAAGGATAGCCAAGGTGACTCAGGCGCAGCTACGGCTCTTACGTATTTCCCCCAAAACGAAGCGGAGCTTAAAGAGGTTTATCAAGGGATTCTAGATACAATATGCGTTGACAGTGCCACCCAGCCATCCGCTGGCCCTTGCCACTACATTGAAGGCGAAGGCTTGGTTTCTTCTGATGTCCAACCAGTAATCCACTTCCAGTATGAGGGCTTTAAAAACTGGATCGTGTGTAAGAACAGTGTGGACTGGATGGGCGGCAACCTTTGGGCGAACCTGATCCCAACGGCTGGCAGATATGTCGGGCTTATAGGCTTTCGCGGAGGCCCACAACTTACGAACAGCCCCCCTGATGCTGAAACTCCGGCGCAGTCTTGGCCAAAAGATACTTGGGATACCGCCTATGAACAAAAAAACTGCCAGATTATGACCGCTCCCTACGATCATAACTTCGGCGGCATTGAGACGATAACAGAATTTGACCTAGAGCAAGATAAGCAATACAAGCTGACGATCCAATACGCAGGCAACGGGACAATAAAAGTATTCCCTCATGGGAACGACCTCAACAGCAGCATCAGAATTACAGTTGGTGGTGAGCAAAGCGGCGCAGCATGGGGGACTAAGGTAGTTCAGGCAGATGTGGAACACAGCCTTGAGAAAGCGGACGGAATCCCTATGACAGTGACAGCCAACATAGACCCAAGCGCCTGTGCTTTGATGGAGGTGGTAACGGTGAAACCGGATCAGAAGCTAACATCAGATGCTTTGGTGGGGACGATTGAATCCATTGTTGACCCCACTCCAACCGGGGCTGCACTGAGCGGCGATTGGCAGGCGGATAAAACTTGGCCTGCTTTTCTTGCCACAAGTACAAACGGTAGTGGCACAGGTGCGAAGTACAAGGTGGTAACGGATGAAAACGGCAAGCCGGAATTCACACGAAAGGATGGCGGCACTGGCTACGTAGCAACAAACACACTCACATTTACAGACCCCGGAAACACAACAAACACGGCGGTGATTACAGTGGGTGTGGCAAAGGATGTTGAATCAACCCACTATATACGCCGGTTCTTCGGCAGAGGCTCTAAAATGGGAATCAGGATTGAGCAGTATCCCAAAATCTACAAAGAATACATCAACCCCGGAAACAAGAAGTACATTTCCTATGACATACCAGATGAAGATTTTAATGCGATCTTTACTGAATTACAGGATTCAGATGGCAATCCGATTCCGTGTAGTGCTAACAGACGCATAGACCTCACTGACTTCGGTGGCTTCACTTCATATGAGGGGCTGCCGGTTTACGGGGAGGAAAATAAGCACTTGAGGCATCAGACAAGCGGGGCTGACGAGTTCCTAGCCAACTCTCCCTATGGGGTGAACATATCCAATGTAAAACTGGAGGAGCTAGACGCTGCCGGAGACCCGCTTTCTCCTCCGCTATTTAATGACGACTTTTCAGCCTAGTGATTACGAAGGAAAAAGAGAGACTTGAGAAATTCCCGCATCAAACAGATGAAGGGCCAAGTAATCTTAGCTCCTATTGCACTGTGGCTTCTGGCCGGGACGGGTATGAAGCATCATTGTTGATGCACAGCATACGCCTCCACTCCAACAAGAAGATTTACCTGATGGCGGACGAGGAGGGGTTGGCGCACCTTCAAGACGAGATACCTGAAAACACAGATGTATCTTTAATATCCAGCAAGGACATGGAGGAAAGAAAAGCTGAGTACT